GTTTGAGTTGCTTCAAGTAAATCAGGTTGTGTATTAAAATTTTGTTGTTCAGCAATTGCATTATTTAAGAAAATTGTCCAATTAAACAAATCTTCCGAGACGTGTTTCCCTGGATATACAGAGGGCTGCTCTGAGGCCATCCTGGGACGTAAAGTTAAATAACTAAGCCTGTTAGGAAAAATAGCACTACGAAATGTATTTATACACGTCAATTTTGACTACTTATCGCAAGATCACATTCTTCCCCTTAAAAATCATTTGGGTGCATTTTGAGTGGTATGTTATCCACTACGCTACGTATATATGTCTCACACCCTAAATCATATATATTCTTTAACCCATTGTTGATCGCTAATGTGGTAATCTTGGGCACATACTCATTATACACATCAGATCCGTGCATCGCGAGCTCTTTAAAAACCTCACACACAATGTCTGATTCTATATCTTTAGGATTGACGATATTACCAACCCTAGTCCAATTTAACATCTCAAGTCGCGATTCGATATCTGCAGGACACACATACTTGGTGTATTTATATCCATTTACAATCGGTCGTCTGAATGAGCGTTTCAAAAAACTGACTTGTGACAAGTCTTTCTTGAGCACGATATCAGCGGTCTTTTGTGGGTTAGTATACGTCATATTCAAATATAGCTTAAATGCATTCTTGATGGTTTCCATGTTAAACCAATCCACGATTTCATCGGATATAGAAACAATATTGTCGTCTCCATATATGATCAACCTGACAAACTTGTTAAAACATGCCATGTTCGCATATTGTGGGGCTTGCGTTCTAGCCATCTTAAGGTAAATGCAACGAAATGCAATCAACTGGTATATAGAATTAACTTCTGCCGTCGCCGGAAATCCAGAAGGCAGACTGTGCGTGCATGTATACACTTTATCACGACACAGACGAGTTGCAAAACATGCATAATACCATAAATTACTCCGTATTTTATAGTTCTCGTCACCATCATCATACAAGCTGTGTAGAACGTCAAGCGCTTCCCACATTATTTGGTCTGATAGAGTACCATCGTAGTTAGAGAAATCGCCATCTATCATAGTCGGTGAATTTGCTGTTAAGTACTCAGCAAGAAAATTCCACTCGTTTGACCATACATTTATGCCAACGCCAATACCGTTATATATACGATTGTGGCGTAAATGTGCCAAAGCGCCCATAAAATACTTGCGAAAAGCTATATTATAATGCATGGGACCATTAGAGAAAACCCGGGTTTTACCTTCGTCTACCTTTTCAATAGGACGACGCTCGTCTTTGAGTGTATCTATCCATAATATATCTCGAGGCTGATCAGTCCGACAAGCCTCAATCAAATCATTAACCTGCTCGCGTAACTCCAACGCATCCGGTGATGTAAAATCATACTCATCAGAACCTAACCACTTAGTTTTACCCGGCTTACCACCACGATTCATACACCATGGATAACCGGGAGATGTTGACCTGTTTATGGGCTGAAACAATTCATTCCCTTCTATTCCACGAATTGCTTCCTCATAACTCAATATGCGTATTTGCGGTGGTTCGGCCACATGATTCTCTCGCAATCGAATTTTCACATCTGTGGTAGCTATGCTAAGAGTTGGTTTATCTATGATCCCACACGTAACGCCTGCTTTTGCCACTCCCTTAATCAAAGGGTCACACATCTCTCCTGTAGATGTTACAAACGGGCGCAAATGAGCAGGTTTGCATATCGGTGGTTGAACTAATCCGTGTAAAGACGATGGCACTATGCATGATTTAGAAGCTTGTGGTAATGGTGGAATCTTCCCAGTACATATAAAACCTGAAGGAACGATCGCATCATCAGAAGCCTCTAAGTTTGCAAATGCGCCCACACACTGTGCGGATCCGGGAAACTCCTTTATCGCGGCATCTATGTCTTCAGATGTAACAACTTGCGAATAATTGGTATTTATCCCATTAGTTGAGATATGCATACCAACAATACGCCCCCCTCGTATTATAGGAGAGTTGCAATGCAACAGTTGACCGCAATCCCCAGCTTTAGTGGGCATAGAATACGAAATAATATCGTACGACGTGTACTTTTCACGTACCCCACCTGCTGTCAAATAGTATGTGCACTTTTGATGTGTTTTGCAGGGACCGTGATTACGAACTAATTCGGGTTGTGATTTACCATTAAAGTCTAATCCAGATAGAACACCATTGAATTCGCATGAAGATAACTTGTATAACTCAGTGCTGCTCATAAAATGCTTAACTATATTTTTCCCCCTAGGCATAGTACGCCCAGCATCTATGAAACACAAATCACGCGGAACCCCCTCATCATCACTTGTAGATGCAGGCGGGTTATATGTGACCACGTTGTGGATAAAATCTTCTATTAAAATATGTTTATCACACAACGGATTTGCTACATTGACGAGTACTATACGGTCTAACTCTTGATCGCCAGACGCTGCAATAGTTACGTACCTCACGAAATGATCTGGCATCATGTATATAGTGCCTGTAACGTTCGTTATGGTACCAAGCTTTTGCAAATCCCCGTTCACAAAACGCAACATGGCATACCACTGCTGGTGTCGGACCGATTCTAAAACGGCCATCATATTCTGATCTAAACCCATCTCACAAGCACCCTCTACTTTGCCCAACCTTGCGCTAGATTTAACCGTCAAATGTTGTCTAGCCTTAGGTTGTAAATTACGTGTGTCAGATTCTACATGCATACGCACGGGCTTAACATGCTGTCGTACAGTCAAATGTTGACGCGCTTTAGGTTGTAAATTACGAGTATCTGACTCCACTCCGGAAGCGTCGGAGTTTTCAGGTGGGGCACAACGCCATTGCTTAATCAAATGCACAATATATTGTGTCATAGCAGCAATCGCATATATAACCATAAAACGATACCACGGTTTGTGTATAAAATTAAGTAGTTGGGCATGAAAAAAATCCATAGCAGCATCGTAGTACTCTGGACGCTTTCTAGCATGATATTTAATGAAATTTAATATCCCTCCTTGGCGCAGCTCAGCTTTGTGCCAACTACCAAAATAATGCAACAGAAAGTGCCTGATTAAATGGGCCATAAATTTGTTATCCGTGTAATCGTGGTACTCACTCAACAACGTCTCATCAGGATTATATCCTTTTCTACACATCAGCGTACGTTCATTCTCAATATGAATTCGCAGAAATTCAGGGGTATACTGCTGTAAGACGCCATTGTATACGCACTTCGTGTATGTGTCGAAAAATTTCTGCAAGTGTGTGAATGTAGGCGCCTCGACAAGCTCCGTACTTATCTCGGCATCACCACCACACTGGGCACTACCCTCTACTTGGGCCATATGCTTGGCCTTAAGATGAGCGGAGTATGCACGAATATTTTCATTGAGATTTACCCCTTGATTTTGGCGTGCACGCAATTCTTCACAATGAATGCGTATAAACTCATCATATTCTATCGGTTGTTCATATTGTGGTTCTCGGCGTTGTATGGCACGAAAACGCTCAAAGTGATAAACGTTCATATTTATTGCAGACTTCTTATTAGTGCCAAACATAATGGGTGCATGCTCTCGAGCTAATGGGACATTCAAACGCACGCGCTCTGATCCAGTACACGCATCATATTCTTTAATCTGATATTCTGGTTTGATAGTAACACGCCACGAATGAGTCAGACGATTCCAAATTGCGTCTTCATAAGTCAAAGACTCAACAGGGACGTGCGCTGCATTCGTAGAACAAATAACAATTGGTGATGTAAAAAAGCTATTAGATTTTAACGAAATATCGGCCATGTGCAAAGGATAAGGAAACGACCCTATGGAGCGAATTATCTCAAAAAACTCCAGGTTAGGCGCAGATACACTGTCCTTCATTTGCCCGAAATCATCAAATACCACCACTGCTTGTCCATTATAACCCTCCCAGTATTCATTTTCTACACATCTGCAAAAAATTTGCTCATCGACATTATATATGCCAAGAGTGGCACATAAATCAGCAGCTATAATATACTGCATAGTGGTTTTACCAATCTGCGATTCTCCCACTAGCCAAACTGGCAGAGGTACTGCACGCACTCCATCAGTTTGTTTTGAACCTGCTTACGCAGGTGGGGACCTTGTCGATCAGTCCTGCTTTGCTAAAACGGCCGCCGCTTTCAACGACGA